GGTATATGAAATACTTGATGATGAAAACGTTCCACAAGAAGAAAAAGCTAAGAAATCTATACTTGAAGATATTTACAACAAAATAAATATAATCTTCCTACAAGATCTATCTGCATTGCACTTCATGGAAGACTCTGAGGCAGGTAAAGTGCGCGAGAATCTGTCTAATTTATTTTTAAGTTTGGATTCTGAAGTTGTGGGGGTAAAACTATCTATCGCATTAGCCAAGTCTTTCAGACCAAGTTATTTTGACGTATTTGAAAACCTAAATAAACAATTAAGTAGAGCGATTCAAGCGGTGTCTAGCTCTGAGGAATTCAGAATAGAATTACTAGGAGAATCAAAGGATGCAGTAATAAGCGAAGTAATTATAAAGGAGGTTGACTCATTTAAAAATAGTATTGTTAATGACTTAAAGAGTGAAGTGTCAGATGTTTATAATAAAGTTAATTTGTTAAAAAAAGAGCTTGACTCTAGTTTGAGTTCCCAAAAATCAGAGATGAAAAAAGCAGTCACAGATTTTGAAAATGTATTGAGTAGTGTTGAAGAACAACGTGTAAACCTTGAAACAGAGTTCAAAAATTTAAGTGAAAAATTTGAGTCTGATCTTGTTCTTGTTAATGATTTATACGAAAAAGCTGAGGTGAACATAGAAAACAAGGTTACCCAATTAGATGGTTTATTATCTAATGCATCTAATAGAGTTATGGCTAACGATTATGACTCAAGTGCAGTATCCGAAAAAAAATCGGCGGACTGGTTAAGATATGGTTCGTTAGGATGTATGGCAATTATCGTTTTTATTGTTTGTTATACATTTTATGATTCAACCCACTCTGGGTTTGATTGGGAAAGCTCAATTTTCAGAACTGTATTAGTGTTCATTCTATCTATACCAGCTGCATACCTTTCCAGAGAGTCCACAAAACACCGAGAACAGCAATATAACTACCATCACACAGCGTTAGATTTAAAAGCAATTACACCTTACATTGCATCGCTCCCAGAAGTAGATCAAAACAGAATCAAAATTTCAATTGCAGAACGAATATTTGCTTCAAGACAAACAAACGCAAATCAGCAAGATAGTTTCCCATTGAATACGCAAGACTTGATGATGGAGCTTATAAAAAAGGTCGACCTTAGAAAAGAAGACAAAAAAGACACACAAGTTGTGAATGATGGGAAATAGTAAAATTTGTATATTTGTATATTTGTATATTTGTATATTTGTATATTTGTATATTTGTATATTTGTATATTTATATAACTAAATCGAATATGCACATAAAAACAATATGTGTATAGTGATGAAGTAGTCAGCACAAAGAGTGCTGACTACTTAAGGTTAAAAGAGGTTATCCTTTACGATAATAACTATTTGAGATAAGAACTCTCTAGTTATTGAAGTAAGTACGATTTCTTTAACATTTACAGGCTTAACATCTTTCTTAGTTTGGTCGCTAGACGATGTTGAGTCTGTTTTATTTTTACCATTTAGGTTGGTAATACCTTTCTTTTTGGGCATAAAGCCTCCTTTTGGTTATTAATACCTCTCAATACACATTCCTCCTCTCCATTAATTCAATCTCATACTATACCACGTTTTTAATTGCTAAGTGTCTGGTACTAAATGTTGTTTTTTTGTTTTTCAAATAGTACAAAAAAACTAGGTTTTAATCATTTTTTGGTTGTATACCAGCGCTCTGTGCTGAGCTCTCACAGCTTTTCTATATAAAGTTTCATACTAGCCCTAAAAAGCTATCACAATCCCTTCAGTACATTTTTAAACACCCTTTAAACAGGGTTGTAATACTTAAGTGAGAACTATATCTTATTGACCATTCCAATTAATCGCTTTTTATATATTTAATTTGTACTTTTTTATTCCCGAAACACCGCACGGCCAACAAACTCGAATCTAATCCCATACTGAGCACAGATTATTCAAACTGTGCTCAGCCATGAAAAAAACATTCCAAAGCTTACTCGAAACCACAATAGGACTTGCTGTTTTATCAGCAAACAAACCAGCAGACCTAGGCTTTGCTGCGTGCCGCTTTGCAAGCGAAATTAACGAGCAAGGTATAAGCGAGCGCGTAATGGTTATGCCAGACGGTTATTTTAACTCACATGATGGCCGCCCGTTCGATGTGCCAGCTAATGCCTGGCTACTAGACCAAGCTGCATTTGAGTTACTTAAAAGCACAGCTAGCACGCGCGCCAATGACTACCACTTTGACTACGAGCACCAAACCCTACACGCCGAAGAAAATGGCAAGCCAGCGCCAGCAAGTGGTTGGTTTAACCCAAGCGATTTAGAGTATGTGCCAGGCGAGGGACTTTATGCCCTTAATGTACGCTGGACACCTAGCGCACGCGCACACCTAAAAAACGACGAATACCGCTTTATAAGCCCTGTTTTTCATTACGACAAACAAACAGGCCGCCCAACCAAATTACGCCACTTTGCCCTTACCAACGACCCAGCGGTAGACGGTATGGACAAAGTAGCGGTTTTAAAAGCATCTAAAACCCATGCTAACAATGGAGAAAACACCATGAATGCAGCTCAAAAATTGCTGAGCTTGCTAGGGATAACTGTGGATGGTGAAAAAATCACCGATGCAGATTACACCCAAGCAACAACAGCGCTCACTGCTTTAAAGGCCAAGGCCGACGAAGCCGACTCGCTCACTACCCAGCTAAGTAACGCTAATGACGCCGTTGCCGCACTTAAAGCCAATAGCCCAGATTCAGAGGTTAATTTAGCTAAGTATGTGCCGGTTGAAACCTACAACGCATTGCACTGTGAAATGGTTGCCCTTAAAAGCACCAGCGACAACCAAACCGTTGAGCAGGAAATTAACAAAGCTAAACAAGATGGCCGCATTATTGCCAGCGAAGAAGAGTACCTAACTAGCTTAGGTAATCAGCAAGGCATTGCTGCGTTAAAAGCGATGTTAGATGCCCGTTCACCCATTGCAAGTTTAACGGCTCAGCAAACCACTCACGCACCTAAGCCAGAGCAAAAAAAAGACGGCTTAGCAGCACTCACAGCAGAAGACAAGTATGCAGCAGATCAGTTAGGTCTTAGTCATGCTGCTTATGCCAAAGCTAAACAGGAGCAAAACTAATGGCTTTAGTGACCCCCGCACTTTTAACCGCGTTATTTACTGGTTTTAAAACCGAGTTTGAACAAGGTAAATCAGAAGCAGCACCGCAATTTAATAAAATTGCCAGTGTAATTAAATCTACATCGGCCAGTAATACCTACGGATGGTTGGGTAAGTTTCCAAGCCTGGCTAAATGGATTGGCGATCGTAATATTCAAAGTATGAAATCGCAGGCGTACACCATTACCAACGACGATTATGAGTCAACGGTAGGTGTAGACCGAAACGACATTGAAGACGATAACCTAGGCGTGTACTCACCTATTTTTAAAGAAATGGGTAACGCCGCAGCTATTCACCCAGACGAAATGATTTTCCCATTACTAGCGGCAGGTTTTACTACGCTGTGCTACGACGGGCAAAATTATTTTGATGAAGAACACCCAGTTTACCCAAATGCCGATGGCACAGGTACAGCGCTATCTACTGCAAATATGGCGGTTGATGCAGGTTACACAGGGGATGCCTGGTACGTGCTCGACACCTCAAAAGCGCTTAAGCCGCTTATATTTCAAGAGCGTAAAAAGCCTAACTTGCTTGCCATGACAAAAATGGACGACGAAGCCGTATTCACGCGCAAAGAATACCGTTACGGCGTTGATTGCCGTGATGCAGCAGGCTTTGGTTTTTGGCAGTTGGCCTTTGCTAACAAGCGTGCATTAACGCCAGATAACCTATGGGACAGCATCGAAAAAATGCGCAGCTTTAAAGCCGACGGTGGCCGTAAGTTGGGTATTAAGCCAACCATGTTAGTCGTACCGGCCAGCATGGAAAAGCTAGCCACTCGCATGTTAGAGCGGGAGCTTGATGCAAACAGCTCAAACGAGTTGAAAGGCCGTGTAGAGCTGCTAGTAGCTGATTACCTTTAATCCCATCAATAGTTAAACCCTATTAAGTACGGGGCGTTATAGCCCCATACTTTGAAACCAGGAGTAATAATGAAATGGCAAAAACGCTTAAACTCAGCCTTATCTCTGCTGTTATTGTCAGTTGCATGCAGCCAACAGGCTACCGCCGAGCTGGCCTCATTTTCAACCAAGGTAAAAATGAAATCCCCGCCGATGGTCTTGAGCAAGAGCAGCTTGATGCAATTGAAAATGATCCACGCTTATCGGTGCAAGCTATACCGCTCGATGCGAGTACTGCGCCGCAATCACAGCTGGACGCAAATAACCTGGGTGCAGATTTAGACAACCCTTTGCTCTATGCAAACGTTGATTACACCCAAGCCCCAATTGAGCTACAACCCGTTATTGCGCTGATGGTTGATGCGCAAATGGAGCTTAAGCCGGTTGTTGAGCAAGTCGCTTATGAAGCACCAGGCGAAAACGACGGCGATGTAGTTAAAATTAAAGTATCTGCCGCACAGCGTGATGAAGCTTGGCAATGGCTACAAGACGTAGCCAAAGCAGGCGAGGGCGAGTAAATGGCTTATGCAACAATAACCGCGATGCAACAGCGCTACGGTGAGCGCGACCTTATCTATTTAAGTGAGCGCGACGACGGCCCCGCTGATGTAATTAATACCGCAGTTATTGAGCAGGCTATAAACGATGCAAGCGACGTGATTAATGGCTATTTAGCTGGGCGTTATGAGCTGCCGCTTGTCACCGTTCCTAATCTACTTGAACAGTTTTGTTGTGATATTACTCGCTACAAGCTCGGCACTAACGATGTACCTGAGCATGTAGAAACCCGTTACAAGGACGCAATTAAATTTTTAATGTCAGTAGCAAAAGGTGAGCTAAGTATAGGCGTTGACGCACTAGGCCAAGACGCCAAAGTGCAAGACACCGCCACAATACAAAGTGCTGGCTCTGTATTTGCGCGTGAAAAAACAAAGGGATTTATCTGATGTTTGAAATTACAGCCGACTACTTTGCAGCTCAAAACCCGCTTAAACAGGCACTTGAACAAGTACCAGGTATTAAGCGTGTTTACCTAAGCGACGAGCTAGCCGACGTAAAAGAAGACCGCCAAACAACCCCAAGCATTCACCTTATGTACTACGGCGACAATGTACCGGAGAGTAAAAACGCCGGCTACTTAATGAACCTAACGCAAACATGGATTGTTGTGCTCGTAGTACGTAAGCAAGACACAAACGCAGGTGAGCACTTAACAAACATTATTCGCGCTATGGCGGGCAAGGTACTTAACGGTACTGGGCCATGGCTTAGAGTAAACACCCCAGCTAAACCCCAATTCACCAAAGGCCATGCGTATTACCCGCTGGCTTTTACTTGTCAAATGAGACTTAAAGGAGCGCTTTAATATGAGCGACGGTATTTTACTTGCGGGCAACATTTTTGTTGATCGCTTAA